TCTGAGCTTGTGAAGCCTTGTTAAAACTACCCTTCGGACGGCCACGTTTCTTTTTGGGCTCATCCTCGAAATCTTCGTAATCATCCCATTGGTCGGACATAATTAGCCCTCCCTTGAGCCGGGTTCATCCCTGCAACACCCTGTGCCATTGGATTCATGCGCTTCAGCAATCCTTTAACCGGGGTCGCTGGTACGCCCATGGTTTGCTGCGCTTGCATGGTCAAGCCATCAACCACCCTGTTTTGGCCAGACACCGCCTGCCCTTGAGCCGTCCCGGACGGGGCTTGCGGGGCACTCATACGCAAAGATCGCACGCCGCCGTATGGCGATCCGGTCATTGGCTGTATTGGTTGCATGGCCATAAATCCTCCTCAACGCCTCGCAGGGCTACGCATTTCCATTGCGCCAACGGTCTGATCGTCGTAGCGCATAGTGGGGGTTGGGCCAACAGCCAAGGTATTGGAATCAAAATTGCCAGCGTTAATCGGGCTTTGGCCGGAGCCAACACTGTTAGGCTCTACAACACCGCCCATTGCCGGAGGTGGCTGGGGAACCCCGCCAGATCCTGCTTGCTTGATTGCTTGGGTAGCCCGGGAAACCGCCTCGTCATAACTGATGCCAGCAGTATTTTTCAATATCCCATTTGCTACATTTTCTAGCAGGCTATTGCCGGTTACACCGTATGAGATTAGGTTGGCGGCAAGACCCACCGGGTTAAGAAGGCTCATGGCGTACCCGCTCTTTCTAACATGCGATCGAGCTTGGCCGAAATGACGCTCAAATCTTCGCGTACTTCTTCGCGCATTAACTGGCGCTCTAATCGCTCTTGGGCCAAATGCTCACGGTGGGTGGATTCCAACTGGTTGACGTTAGACTCCAAATGGTCAATCGATACGCTGTTCAGCGTGGTTTTTGCCGAAACATCGGTAAAGGCCAGAATCCCGCTTACAACTAAGCCGGTGCCAAGAACAATGTCGCCCCAGCTAATTGACGGGTCTATCTGCAGCTTCACAACTTTTTCTCTCCCCGGTTAGCAAATCGCTCCATAGCAGGCCCCACCACTTTGTCCAGGTGTGGAGCTGCAAAGTAAAAACTCAGTATCAGCATCACCGCCCCGGTCATACTGTCGGCGTGCGCCCTGGTTAGCTCGCTGGCTTCCTGCATCCGGGCGGCAATCTCAGCGTCGCTAAATACCGCGCCGGTTACCATCGCCCAGCCAAACACATATTGCAGGAGCCAAATAAACGTAATCGAGCAGGCAATTAGACGGCGGGCCAACGCCTGCCCACTTGTGGCCTGCATCCATTCGATAACCATCGCCCTGGCTTTCTGTCGCTCCGCAGCGGCATCGTTCGCCTTTTCCTCGTCGGTATAGACCAGCGCATCCAGGCTATTCGATATGCCCTCTACGGCTGCACCTATGGCCTTCTCAGAGCCGAAAATTTTGCCTACTAGCGCACCTATTGCCATCGAGAAAAGCCCTTGTGCTTCGCTTTACGGCCCACACGCTTGCGTTTGTCCTGATGCACGAAGTGAGTGCGATATAAATTTTTCGTTCGCATCTATTCGCCTCCCTCGTCAAATTCCGCAAACACGTTAGATTCCTCGGCTTCCAGTACCGGAAACAAATACCCACACACACAGCAGGAAAGGATGTGCTGTTTGGGATTGCTGGCGTCTACCTTCCAAGCAAACATGGCAGATTCGCAGTTACCGCACTCGACTACTTCGAGCTCGATCTTTAAAACCTTGTCATCCTTTTTGCCGCCATCAATGCCAACCAGTTCACCCATTGGCCCTGGCTCGCCTAATGTCGCAGCGGTGGCGCTCTACCTCGCCAAATTCTTTGTCGTGAACAATGCAGTACATATCCCGCCCCGATCGGTAGCCCGAATTCATATGCCAGGCGTCTTTAGCCGCTAGGGTACGGAATGACTCCACTACGCTACCCCGGAGCTCTTGTCGGGTGGTGTGATGGATATGGCCCGTATACCAATAACGGTGCTGACTTTGAGCCCACATTTCGGGTTGGTCTGAAGCCATGATTTCCGACAGCGACTGCAGCTTAATCGTGTCGCCGTGCGTGCAGGCAATTAGCGTCTTGCCATGCTGTAAATAATGGAATTTATTTGTAGTCGGCAGCACCTCGACCCGCGGCTCTGCATGGAAGTAAGCCGCCAGGAAGGCGCTTAACATCACACTGGTGTGGTCATCGTGATTGCCTATGCAATTAACCACCGACACCCGGGGGTGTTTGGTCAATGCCAAGGTGATTAGGTCAACCATCAGCATGCAACCGGCCTGCAAGACCTGGGGCCATCGCGTGTCAACGTCCACCGGGGTGCCCCGGGTTGTGGTGTTGCCCCTGTTGTCAGCGTGGAAGAAATCACCCAGGTTCGCAATCAACGCATGGTCAGTCTTAGGCGCGACCGACACTAGCCGGGACGTAGCGTTAAGCAGATCCTCCCGGGCTATCTTGACGTCAAAGTTCTCCCCGGCTTCCTCCGCATGGGCATAACAGCCAATGTGTGGATCGCCCATCACATAACAGGCCAGAAGATCGCTGGTATCCGACGTCGGCGCTTTCCTGGGCCGGTATACGCCCCGGTAATCCTCCATTGCCTCGACAATGGCCTCGCGGATCTGAGTAAGCGCTTGGGCCGGGGCCTGCTGAGTCTTGACCCACTGGGCCCGGACGTCACCTTCTTCGCCGTATAGCGTCGAGGTGCCCTTGACCACAAAGCCTTCAGCGGTCTGGTGCGTCATGTCATGCTCGGGGGATACGCCCCTGGCGGCAGCGTTTTTCTTGAGCCGCTTCAGCATTTGGAATGTATTGCGAACAGATATGCCCAGGATCTCAGCGGCTTCAGGCACTGTGCTGGCGTTATTCATCGCATCCAGCATATTGAGCTGGGCATTAGTCTCCGCAAACGGGCGGAGGTGTTCGTACCTATCCATTAGCCTAGCTTCAAGCGCTCGGCCACATCCCGGGCCCTGGCTGGCGTTTGCTTAGCCCACAAGCTATCAAGCGCCTCCGCCTCGGCAGCGGGCCAGTCGCCACGCTTCAAAGCCTCGATCATGTTCTCGAAGCCTAGAACGCCCTCGACGCCCATCTGATAAGCCATCTCAAGGATGCAGTGCTGGCGCGGGGTGTTGAGCTCCCCGTACCACTCATGCACCTTGAGCCGCGTTTCGATAGTCTGCAGATAGTCCCGCAGCAGAAGCTCGGCAATGTAAGACGGGACGCCGTGCCCGCCCTCTTCGATCATCGTGCCGTAGCCGATCGTGAGATGTCCCAGGCTGCACCGATAAGCGTGCCGCCGATATCCCTCGAATTGTTTCACCCGCGCCAATAGGTCGGGATCCTGACTTACCCCCATGCCAGCCATTAGTTACCTATCGCTTCGCGGTTTTCTTTGACTTCTCGAACGCCTCATCGGTTGGCGCTCCCTTGCTCCCTGGCTCGCGCATCCGCTCCGGGGTAGCGCCTCGGGCTTTCTGCTGCTCGATTCGCTTACGCTTGGCGTGGATATTGGCGTATAGCCCAGGGCGCTTCAGTAATCCCTTCATTACAAAAACACCTTAGAAATCAACAGGAAACAGCCCAGAACCGTTACGGTCATCAGCCACAATGTGAACACCATCGCAGCCGATACGCTGATAAGGATCCCCTCGATCCGAGACGATCCCATTACCACTTCACCTTATGTGACCAGTAGCGAGCGCTCAGCTTCGATGGGTTGGAATCCTGCGCATTGTGCCGGGCGTAATAAGACTTCTTCCTAGCCTTGTCCTTGGCGCTTGTCGGATTCTTCCCGGCTCCCCTAACCCCTTGCTGCCCGAACCGGATCAGCTTGGTTTGATCGCCTTGCTTTGCCAGGACAACATGGCTTTTTGTGTCATGCCCGGGTGTTCGCTTGGGCTTATTCACGCCCTCAAGGTTGTGCTTTTTTAGCAGGCCTTGAACCCGGGCGTCAGACATCAGCCATCCCAGCGATCGTCATTTTCGTCGTAAACGCCGTCATTGTTTGTGTCGCAGTGACGATCCCAGGTCTGTTGATTGAACGTCATCCCCTCCGACCAGGGCACAAACGTAGCGCACCACTCATGCGAACCCGGCTGAAGCCCGTCGGTCGGCTGCGGAACGTAATCGCGCTTCGCCCATGGCTTTTGAACGCGAAAAAACGTGTCTTTGTTACGCATGATTTGACGCTTAAACAGCGCGCTATTCGAGGTGCTGATGAAGATTTCCTGACCCTCTTTCAGCGTATAGGTCGAGCCGTCATCGAAATTAATAACAGTCTCGGCGGATGCCTGGGCGATGCCAAACGCCAGCGCAGCAATTACCAATCGGAGCATGGTCGATACCTTTTCAAATGCAAAAAAAAAGCCCCGCACAAGGCGGGGCAAATTAGACTCTTTAGGAGGTTCAATTTGGGCTAGGTTTCCATCCCTCATGAAAAAGACGGAGCTTTGCCCGCTGTCGATTGTCAACCATATTAAGATCGAGATAAATAAATTTATTCCGATATGTTGACACCACTATTTCCCTCGTAATATATTCGGAATGTCCATCTTTTTTGGACTATGTTTCCAACAACAAAACGAGGTTCAAATTATGAGCAGTCAAACCAATCCAATCATGGGCCAGCGTTCAACAATCGACCAGCTAGAGGAGGTCATCGGAGAGATCCAGGCGATCCTAGAAATACTCACGCTACCAGAGATCAAGATCCACCCGGACGCTGACATCGATCCGATCGGCACCGACGCCAAGAAGATCGAGGAGCAGATGCAGCGCGTCGATAATGACGTAAACGGCAACCCTCTCTATATCCTGCATTACCTGGCGTTCGACAACGATTACGCCACCGCCAAAGATATCGCCCACTCCCTGGGATGGTCAGTCTATCGAGCCAAGAGCCACGGCGGCTGTTTTGTCGGCCAGTCCTACAGCACCGACGCAGACGCCCACTTCATCGCCAAAGCCAGAGCCCGCCACGCAGAAGCGAAAGGGGGTGCGGCATGAGGAAGATCGAGGAATCAATGATCGAGGCCGTACAGGAGCGTCAGCCCTGGAAACAGGCCAACACACAGGTGACCGTGGCGCACTCGCTCGCCAGCAAAATAGTCCGCGTGTATCTACACCGAAACTTGATCTGCGATCTGACCGTGTATGACGGCTGGTTTGTGGTCAGGTTCGACCACTGCGGTTGGCTGACCAACACCACGAAGTCACGCCTCAACGCCCTGGCGCACCACCTGGGTTTCGACCCGATCCGCCAGATCGATGGCGAATGGTACTGGGCAGGCGACAAGTCTCGCCCTTTCGATCACCGCAAGGACTGGATGCGCGTAACAGCAAAAGCGCTCCCCGAGGAGGTGGCGGCATGAACGATCTATTTACTTCAACCCAAACGCGCGAGGTGACCGCCTACCGGCTGAGCTGGAAATTCATCCAGAGGGCCCGGCGGGCTTACCTTCCGGTGCCTATGCCTGAGCCAATCAAATCGAATCGCACTCATGCCTGGATCGACGCCTTTGACCCTGGGGCACTTGAGCTGCGCTCACACGCTGATTACCTGGCACACCCCGACCAATATGCGCGAGAGCAGGGATACATCACGCCCGCCGATATGGCGACCGGCAGAGCTGCAATGCTTGCCTTTCAGCGCCCCGAAACCTTAGCCGTGGAGGTTACCCAGTGACTACCGATCGAGTGGAGGGCTTTACCGAGCTCTATGAAAACATACGCAACGAGATCCTAAACAAGCGCGATTATGAGCGGGCGACCCGTCTAATCATTCTCCTGGCTATCCAGCTTGAAGAGCGCGAAGAGTCTGACGTCTGGTGGATTGGCGAAGATGACGAATTCAGCTTGGCCGAGCTGATTATCGGCGCTTACTGGCATTACACCGAATGGCACGGGGGGCAGCACTCGCTCGAGTACCGAGCGCTTTCCACCCTGGGGCAGATATTCAGCCCCGGCATGACCACTGGCCCAGAGGACGGCGGTGAGCTCTACGCATACGAAAGCCTGGCCGATCTGGCGCAGCGAGAGATCGCTGCGTGAAGCTCT